TTGAATGGGAACAATATCCCGCAAGCGTATTGTGCGCCCGACAAAATGACGGGCTTCTCCCGCCTTTCCCGATTTGGGATGACGTACAAACCTTTGATGGAAAACCGTGGCGAGGAATTGTTGACGTTGTATCGGGAGGCTTTCCCTGTACGGACATTTCCATTGCGGGAAGGGGAGCAGGGCTTGACGGAGAAAGTTCCTCAATGTGGTATCACATGGCGAGGGTGGTTAGCGAAGTTCGACCCAGATTCGTATTCGTGGAAAATAGCCCAATGCTCATTCATAGAGGAATCGGGAGAGTGCTTGGCGACCTTTCCTCCCTCGGGTTTGATGCGAGATGGACTGTTATGGGAGCAAACGAGGTTGGAGCGCCCCATCAGAGGGACAGAACGTGGATTGTGGCGCACTCCAGACACGGGGGGGGGGGGACATCTGGACTTCTCAAACAAGGCCAGAATCATCGAAAGAATGGTCAGCCCATCCAAATCAGATTGGTGGATCAAGTGAACAATCCAAGACTTTGGCCTACACCAGTAGCCAGGATGTACAAAGACGGGGGAAGCCCTGCGGAATACGCCAGGAACGAGATACCCCTAGCGGCACAGGTTGGTGGGCCGTTGAACCCAGAGTGGGTCGAGTGGCTAATGGGGTGGCCGCAAGAGTGGACAGACTTAAAGCCATTGGCAACGGACAAGTTCCACAAGTGGTCGCAGCAGTCTGGAGGAAATTAAGTGAATCATTATGAAGCAAACAGAATCCTTGATCGGGTCAGAGAAGGCCAACAATTTAGCCACTTTGTCATCACAAGAGCGCTTGAACTTACAGGAGATTATGAGGAACGCAGAAGCTGTGGAGTGGATCAAACGCTACCGCAAGAAAGCATTGGAGGAGGGGCGTGGGGAAGCGCAATATTGGTGGCAACAAACATTGTTGGACATAGCGAAAAAGCGTGGTGAATCAGCCGCTGACGATTTACGCAGACGCATGAACGAACAGAAAGACAAGAAATGACCTTTATGACCACATTCAGCGTGGATGCTAACCCTGTTGGCAAACAAAGAGCAAGGTATGCCAAGCGTGGAAACTTTGTCCAAACTTACACTCCTGACAAAACCCGAAACTATGAGGCGCTGATCAAAGAGGCGGGCATTCAGGCAATGGGAAGTTCAGAACCGTTAGAAACACCTGTAAGCCTTTATCTATACATCCGAATGCCAATCCCTAAGTCATACTCGAAAAAACGCTTGGAGGCGTGTTTAAACGGCTCTGAGCAACCAATCAAGAAGCCTGACGCATCTAATATTCTGAAATCTGTGGAAGATGGGCTAAACGGGGTGGTTTACAAAGATGATTCGCAAATCATCAACATCCATGTGACTAAGGTTTACTCAAGCCAAGGTGGTGTGGACATTTGTGTAAAGGAGTGCTTGCCATGAACATTTTTGTTTATACAAAAAGCAAATGCCCTAATTGCATTGCTGCCAAACAACTTCTAAAGTCCAAAGGGCTGAAGTTTATTGAAAACGACATGGACACAGAAAGCGTCAGGCAAGCATTTATGTTTGCTTACCCAGAAGCCAAACAAATGCCGCAAATTTTTATTGAGGATCAACGTGTAGGCGGTTTGGCGGGCTTGCAAGCGGCTTTGAAACAAATGGGGTTGTGATGAGCAACAAAACCACATGGTTATTGATTTCTTCCTCATTGGTAGCGTTTTGGTCGCTTGTAGTCTATTTTGTGAGGCAATTCTGATGATTGTCACGCTACACAACAGCGAGCAAGCCCAGACCGTCCTGAAAACTTTGTGGCCTAAAATTAAAGAAACCTTGCAATCAGGCAAAGAACTGCGTTTGGAAATCAAGAAAACCACACGAAGCACAGACCAGAACGATATGTTTCATGCTTTGATTGACCAAGTGGCAAAGGCTATGAAAGCGGTTGGGTCAGAATGGACAGCCGAGGATTGGAAGCGCTTATTGATTGATCAATGGGCTAATGAAACAGGACGCAAGATCAGCAAAGTAGCGCCAAGTCTAGATGGTCAACGAGTAGTTCAACTAGGATTACAAAGCCACAAATTCACCAAAGAAGAAGGCTCAGAGTTCATTGAATGGCTCTTGGCTTGGATGGCAGACAAAGGAATTGAGGCATGATGTTTCCCAAACACAATTACGTCAGAAGCCAAAAACTGCTGAAGTTGGTGGCAAGCCTAGACTGTCAATGCTGTGGTGAATCCTACGGGATACAAGCAGCACACTCAAATTGGGGTGGTGGCAAGGGTCGTGGCATTAAGGCTGATGACAACCTAGTAGCGGCTTTATGCCTGAAATGCCATTACGAAATAGACCAAGGGGCGCATTTGTCTAAAGACGAGCGCAAAGAAATGTGGTTAAAAGCCCACAAAGCAACGGTGGAGGCACTTGGCGATAGATGGCCTACCGAAGTGCCAATTCCTCACTTACCCTTGTGAGCCTTGTCCAAGCCTTGTGATTCGTGACGCTTCAGTTCTTTTTCAACAGCAGCGATGCGTTTCATTTCCTCACGATGCTCAGACACTTTTTCATAGTGCATAGGCTCTTTAGAAGTTTTTGATTTGGAAGCGGTAATGACAAAGTTTGTAGCCATGACAAATCCTGTTAAAATGGTGATTGACATTGTGCCATATTGGACATAAAGTCAAACCATAAATTCTTTGCAAGGAAACATCATGGGTAAAATGGACACTAAAATCGCCAAAAGCACTACTGGCGCAACAGCCCCCAAGGGTGCGGCATCATCTGACAAGTCAGGTGAACGCATGGGCAAATTGGTCGGTGGTGTTGGTCAAGGTATGGAAGACAAGACTGGCGCTGACAAATTGTTTAACACAGGTCGCACGTCTGGTATTTGTTACACAAAAACCCGAGCCGAGTACCGCTAAAATAGCGAAGCCCATGCAATCGTAAGAGGGTTGCACAGGCTTCTAACCAAACCAACTAAAAAGGAGTTGAAATGGCTGATAACGATTTTAGCTTGTTGCAAGACTTGCTACACGAACTTTTTGAGTATCGTGATGGTTGTTTATTGTGGAAAAATTCACTAGGCAACCAAGTTTTTGCTGGTGATTCATTAGGCACAATGAGGACTGATGGATACTTGCAAGGTCGAGTAAATGGAAAAATTTACCGAGTTCATAGGTTGATATATTTATATCACCATGGTTATATTCCTCATTGTATTGATCATATTGACGGCAATAGATCAAACAATTTGATTGAAAATTTGCGTGCGGCAGATCGTAGTCAAAACAATTTCAATCAACGTATTTCTTCTAAAAACACATCTGGTGTTAAAGGTGTGCATTGGAACAAATTTAAGCAAAAATGGATGGCAAGTTGCAAATCCTATAAAAAATCAAAACATCTTGGCTATTACTCATCTTTAGAAGAAGCTAAGTTAGCGGTTGAATCTTTCCGCAAAATTGTTCATGGAGATTTTGCAAACCATGGCTGAATCATGCAAAATCTGCAAACACTTCATGGATAGTGGTCATAATGTAGGCACTTGCAGACGTTACCCATCTTTTCAGAATCGTAGTCCTAATGAAGTCTGTGGAGAGTTTTTCGCAAAGGTAGTTGCCGTTGAGAGTTCACCCGTCCTAGAGGCGGGTGCTTTTTCTGAGCCTCCCAAGAAACGTGGCAGACCAGCAAAGGACGCAAAATGAACTTGCAACCATTGAGAGACAAAATCCTTGTACGCCCCGAAAAGCGCAATTTAAGCGATGTGCTTTACATCCAATCGGCTGAAGCTGACAGCCGTGGCACAGTCATTGCCGTTGGCCCAGACGCATTGGCTGAAGGCTTAAATGTTGGTGACCGCATCACTTTTGGCACATACAACAAAGACTACAAAGACGAATACTTGAAGTTTGAGGAAATCAAACATAATGAGGAACGCTTACTCAAAATGAGTTGGCAAGATGTCTGCTTTGTAATGGAGGACTGATCATGGCAAGCAAGGGGCTATACGCCAATATTCACGCTAAACAGGAACGCATCAAGAAACAAAAGGCTGAAGGCAAGCCTGTGGAAAAGATGCGAACGCCAGGCACAAAGGGTGCGCCCACAGCCGAGGCGTTCAAACAATCTGCTAAAACCGCGAAGAAATAATCATGGCGACTAAAAAGCACGACAAGCCCATCCCTCACAAAACAACGGGCAAGGATAAGACCTACAACCCAACCGAAAAGGGCGCTGGTATGACCGCCAAGGGTCGTGCTGAATACAACGCCAAGAACGGTTCAAACCTGAAGCCGCCCGCCCCAAATCCTAAGACCAAGAAAGATGAAGGACGAAAGGCAAGTTTTTGCGCCCGTATGGAAGGGGTCGTAAAGAACGCTAAAGGGCCAGCGCAACGTGCCAAAGCCTCACTCAAGAACTGGAACTGCTAATGCCTCTGATCAAATCCAAATCTGAACAAGCGTTCAAAAAGAACATTAAGACCGAAGTTAAAGCTGGCAAGCCCATTAAACAGGCCGTTGCCATTGCATATTCGGAAAAGCGTGAAGCTGCTAAAAAGGACAAAAAGAAATGAAAGAGCAAATTGAACGCAGAATCGCTGAATTGAAGCAACAGAAAGAGCAAGCACTAGCTAACTTTCATGCCATCTCAGGTGCTATCGCTGAGAACGAAGCATGGTTGCGTCAACTTGACAAACCCGTAGAATCACAAGAATGACAGACACTACCGAAAAACGCCCTGTTGGTCGCCCATCCCTCTACAAGCCTGAGTATTGTGAGGAAGTGATTGCCTTGGGCAAAATCGGCAAGTCTGTTGAGGCAATTGGTGCTATTTTGGGTGTGGGAACTAAAACTTTATACAACTGGCGTGACGAAAATCCAGAATTTTTACACGCCTTGGAGTTGGCAAAAGAGTTTGAACTGCAATGGTGGGAAGATATTGCCCAAACCCACATGATCGAGAACAAGGAAAGCGACAAGATCAATGCAACGATCTGGTCACGTTCTATGGCGGCACGATTTCCTAAGAAGTATCGTGAGCAAGTCAAGCAAGAGATTACGGGTGCTGACGGTGCGCCACTCTTGTCAGGCATTCAGGTCAGCTTTGTGAAGCCTACTGAGGTCTAAGACGCATGGGACAACCTATGCGTGTTGGAATGTTAAGTCAGCGTTCAAGGATGTCGATGTGCGTTTTTTTCTGGCTTTCCAACGCACCTATGTCAAAGACCAAATTGAGTTCCAACACCTATGTCTGAAGTTCAGCAAGCAATTGCCAAGGCTGAGTTTCCACTCAAGTTAGAGTGCCTGTTCAAGCCATCACGTTACAAAGTCCTGTACGGTGGACGAGGTGGCGCTAAGTCTTGGGGCATTGCGAGGGCTTTATTGATCAAAGCAGCACAGAATCAATTACGCATTCTTTGCGCCCGTGAGTTTCAAACATCTATCAAGGATTCGGTTCACAAGCTGTTGTGTGACCAGATCGAGGCTCTTGGCCTCACATCGTTTTATGAGATTACCCAAACCAACATCAAGGGCAAGAACGGCTCTGAGTTTAGTTTTGTGGGTCTAAAGAACAATGTGGCTAACGTCAAGTCTTACGAGGGTGTTGACATTTGTTGGGTTGAGGAAGCGCAAACCACAAGCCGAATGTCATGGAATGTGCTGATTCCTACCATTCGTAAGGAAAAGTCTGAGATTTGGATTAGCTTCAATCCTGAGTTGGAAACAGACGAAACTTATCAACGGTTTGTGCTAAACCCCCCTGATGACTGCGTGGTGGTCAAAGTCAACTGGTCAGACAATCCTTGGTTTCCTGAAACGCTAAAGCTAGAAAAAGATGCGTTGAAGTTTCGTGATCCCCAGGCTTACAACGTGGTTTGGGAAGGCTTATGCCGACAAACCGTGGATGGCGCTATCTTTGCCAAAGAAATGCAAATGGCTGAGTTGGATGGGCGAATCACAAAAGTCAACTATGACCCAACAAAGCCCGTACACGCCATTTTTGACCTTGGGTGGAGTGATGCCACAGCCATTTGGTTTTTGCAGTTCATAGGCATGGAAACACGCCTTATTCGCTACGTTGAGGGCAATCAACAGACCATGAGCGACTACTTAGCCAAGATGCAGACGTTTGGCTATATGTACGACACGCTATGGCTACCGCACGATGCTGAGAACAGAACACTAGCGGGCAATGGCAGAAGCATTGAAGAAATCGTAAGGGCTGCGGGCTACAAAACTAAGATCATCCCCAAAACGCCTATTCTGGACTCAATCAACGCTGCCAGAACAATCTTTGTGAACTGCTGGTTTGACCGTGAGAACTGTCACGAGGGCTTGCAATGCCTACGCCATTACCGTTACGATGTTGACCCAGACACTAAGCAATTCAGCAAAACGCCTTTGCATGACCAATATTCGCATGGCGCTGATGCGTTTAGGTACATTGGGCTAATGGTCAACGAGCCAAGACAGGCTAGAAGGCCAAGACTGAACACAAATTATGGTGGTCAACATTCATGGATGAGTTAAAATGACTCCAAATCACTTAGGGCAACATCATGGCTGATGATTACGACTCACGAATCCAAGAAGCAATCGACTTCTTAAAGTTTGCCAATGACGCAGACACAATGAACCGTCAGGAAGCCCTTGAGGATTTGAAGTTTGGCGGTGGTGATCAATGGCCTGTTGAACTGCAAAACTCACGCAATCTTGAATCACGCCCTGTCATTACCGTGAACAAGGTGGACAACTATTGCCGCCAAGTAGCTAACCAACAGCGTCAGCAACGCCCCCGAATCAAAGTCCATGCGACAAACACGCATGATGACATGGTGGACGCACAGACCATTCAAGGCATTATTCGCCACATTGAGGTCAATTCCAACGCTGACCATGCCTATGACAACGCATTTGAATATGCTGTTCGCATGGGTTGGGGCTTCATGCGTGTCCGCACAGACTATGTGTCTGAGGATTCGTTTGATCAGGAAATCTACATTGACCCGATTGACAACCCATTTACCGTTTACTTTGACCCCAACTCAGTAGCGCCTGATGGCTCTGACGCTGACCGTTGTTTGATTACAACAATGATGCTCAAGAGCGAATTTCGCAAGCTGTACCCAGACGCTGATGACGGTGGCACAAGTTTCACCCAACGTGGAACAGGCGATTCACAGTCTGAGTGGATCACCAAAGAGGATATTCGCCTTGCTGAGTATTACTACACAGTCAGGGAAAAGGCAAAACTGTACCTTTTGAGCGATGGCACAGCGACATTTGCTGATGACAAAGACTTCTTTAACCGCCTTGCCGCATACGGCATTGAGGTCATTGACCAACGTGATTCATTCAAGAAAACGATTAAATACTGCAAAATGACAGCGGTTGAGATTCTTGAAGAACGTGATTGGGCGGGCAAATACATCCCAATCGTCCCTGTTTACGGTCGCCACATCGTCATTGGTGATAAGCGCAAGAAGTTTGGCATGATTCGTTATGCCAAAGACCCACAGCGTATGTACAACTTTTGGCAGACTTCCATCACCGAAAGCGTTGCATTAGCGCCTAAAGCCAAGTGGATTCTTGCTGAAGGCCAAGATGAGGGTCATGAGAGCGATTGGGCAAACGCCAACATCAAGTCATTCCCTGTCTTGCGTTACAAACAGACAGATATTGACGGTCGCCCCGCACCTCCCCCAATTCGTATGCAACCAGAGCCGCCCCCAACAGGCGTTATGGCGGCAGCAGCGGGTGTGAATGATGATATTAAAGCCATCATGGGCATTTTTGACCCCGCACAGCTTGGTCAAGGCAATATCTCAGGCAAAGCAATCAACGGTCAGCAACAACAAGTTGACCTGACAAACTTTGACTATTACGACAATTTGACCCGTTCAATTGCCCACATTGGCAAGATTTGCCTTGATTTGATCCCCAAGATTTACGACACAGAGCGTGTTATGCGGATTATTGGTGATGATGGCAAGCCTGAACTTTTGACCATCAACCAACGGGATTCTGTGGGTCGTGTGCTGAACGACATTAGTGTTGGTCAATACGATGTGGTTATGGAAACAGGCCCAGGCTACAACAGCAAGCGCCAAGAGGCTGTGGACAATATGTTGCCACTCTTGTCTGCCGCCCCTGAGTTGATGGGCGTGGCGGGTGACTTGGTGTTCCGCAACATGGATTGGCCTGGCGCTGACATCATCGCTGACCGCCTAGCTGCCGCAAACCCAATGGCTCAGATTGACGAGAAATCCAAAGTGCCTCCCCAAGTGCAAATGCAATTGGCTATGTCACAGAAGCAGATTCAGGAACTCACGCAAGCGCTTCAGGCGAAAGATTTGCTCTTGAAGAACCGTATGGATGTTGAGCAACTGCGTCAAGACTCAGAAACCAAGCGCACCCTGATGAAAGAAACAGGCAGAGCAAATGAGGCTGAGATTCGTGAACAAAGTGATCGTGCTGAAATGCAAATGCGTGTGGAAGGTCAAGCACACGATACGGTCATCAATTCTCAGACAAAACTTGAGATTGAACGCATGAAACAGCAAATTGCCCTTGTGTTGGCTCAAATGGACAGAGGCGCATTAAATGATGCCAATGCCGAAGCAACAGAACGTGCTATTTGAATTTAAAAAGATTTTGTGGTAGATTAACTACAACCTTACCCGTGAGGCACATGGGGTTAAATCGTTGGGAAACGTATGTCCGAAAAAGAAGCGGGTCAAGTATTGACTAGCGAGAATGCAGCAGAATTTTATGCAAACAGATTAGGTTTAGCTGAATCAAATTCAGAGCCTGTGGCGGTTGAAGAAGCCGAGCCAGTAGCTGAAGAAGAACAGAGTGAACCGAAAGAGGCAGAAAAGGAAGCAAACCAAGAGGGTGAGCGTAAGCAAAATCCTAAACTTGAAAAGCGGTTCTCAGAGATAACTAAGCAACGTGAGGAAGCTAGGCAAGAAGCCCAGCGGGAACGCCAAGCAAGGTTAGACCTAGAACAGCGTTTGGCGGCACTAGAGCAAAATAGACAACCTGAACAACAGGCGGTCAACATTGATCAAGAGCCACAACCTAGTCAGTTCAGCGATGCGTTTGAGTATGCGAAGGCTCTAGCCGAGTATTCGACAGAAAAAGCACTAGCAGAGCGTGACAGGCAAGTAGCGATGGCTAAAGAGCAAGAAGCGCAACAAAAGGTTATTGAATCTTGGGCGCAGAAGGTTCAAGCGGCTAAAGCTGAATTGCCCGATTTTGATGATTTGGTCGCATCGAGCGATGTTGTTGTAAACAACGTGGTTCGTGATGCAATTCTGGAAAGTGATGTTGGCCCAAAAATCCTTTATCACCTTGCTGAAAACAATGACCTAGCAAAGAAAATCGCTGGTTTAAGCCCAAATGCAGCGCTTAGAGAGATTGGGAAACTAGAAGCAAAGTTTGAGGCAACGCCTGAAACCAAGCAGACAGCCCCTGTTGTAAGAAGTAAAGCACCAACACCGATTCAACCGATTCGTGGTGGGCAAGGCAAACCTGATGTGCCGATTTCCGCTAATGGCGAATTTCATGGTTCATATCAGGCTTGGAAAGCCGCACGCAAATCGGGAAAAATTCGGTAAACCTAATCTTTTTGGAGAATTTTAAATGTCAAACAATTTATTGACGATTAGCAAGATCACTAACGAAGCGTTGATGGTCTTAGAGAATGAACTGACTTTCACATCGGAAGTTGACCGTAACTATGATGACCAATTCGCTGTCGTAGGCGCTAAGATTGGTAACACAGTTAACGTTCGTAAGCCAGGCCGTTTCATCGGTACAACTGGCCCTGCGTTGAACGTTGAGGACTTTAACGAAACTTCTGTTCCCGTTACTTTGTCCACACAGTTCCACGTTGACACACAATTCACAACACAAGACTTGGCTTTGTCCTTGGATATGTTCTCTGACCGTGTGTTGAAGCCCGCAATCGCAGCAATCGCCAACAAGATTGACCGTGATGGTATGGCTATGGCTACCCTGCAAACCGCCAACATCGTTGGTACAGCAGGCACACCCCCAACTGGTCTGATCACATATCTGACCGCTGGCGCTTACCTTGACTCTGAAGGCGCACCCCGTGACGGTCGTCGTTCATGTATCGTTGAGCCTTTCACAAGCGCAACAATCGTGGACAGCCTGAAGGGTTTGTTCGTTCCACAAGAAGCCATTGGCGAGCAATACCGTAAAGGTTTGATGGGCCGTGACTCTGCTGGTATGAACTGGAAGATGGATCAGAACGTTGTAAGCCAAACTTTTGGCTCATTCGCTGGTACAGCTACCGTTAACACCACAACCGCTTCTGGTTTCCTGACTTCTGGTTGGGCATCTTCTAGCACCATCACTTTGACTGCAACTGGTACTGTTGCGTTGAATGCAGGCGATACATTCCAAATCGCTGGCGTTTACGCTGTCAACCCCCAGAACCGTCAAGCCTATGGCACTAACAAGTTGCGCAATTTTGTTGTGAAACAAGCCGTGACTGGTACTGATGGCACATTGTCTGTTGTGGTCAGCCCCGCTGTTATCACCGCAGGCCAGTTCCAAAACGTGTCGATCCCCACAACTGCCTCAACAGCCGCTGTGAGTTTCTTCAACAAAACTGGTACTGTTTCCCCACAAAACATCATCATGCACCGCAATGCTTTCACTTTGGCAGTAGCCGATCTGGAATTGCCTGAAGGTGTGCATTTTGCTGGTCGTGCAAGCGATAAGGAAATTGGTTTGTCAATGCGTGTTGTGCGTCAGTACACCATTAACAATGACTCCATTCCTACACGTTTGGACGTTCTGTACGGTTGGGCGCCTTTGTACCCTGAATTGGCTTGCCGAGTGGCAGCCTAATGGTCTAGGGAGGGCTAAACACCCTCCCGTTCTAAACTAAATTTAAGGAATTATCATGAGCAATCCAGGCCCAGCAAGTACCACAACAATTCACCCAAGTAATTTGGCATCTAACCAAGCAATCCGCTTGTTGGGTGTTGCTACTGGCGTGAGCGTAAGTGCATTGGGTGACGAAGCCGTCATTCAAATCAACAACTCCACAAACTACTCTGTTAGCAATGTGATTTTCACTAACGCATCAGCGTCATTGACAAGTGCCGAGGCGGGTCTGTTTACAGCCCCAAGCGCAGGCGGTACAGCCATTGTTGCTGATGCCGCTTTGTCAGCCTTGACAAGTGCAGCCGTTGTGTCACAGCGTACCGTTGCAACAACTAACACACAATCAGCCCAAAATCTGTATGTGAACGTTAGCGCTGTTCAAGCGGGTACTGTCACAATGGACGTTTATGTCTATGGCTACGATCTCAGCGTTTACTCTTAAACCCTGATGTGAAGCGAGAAAGAGCCACTCTTAAAAGGGGTGGCTTTTTCTTTATTTGGCGTTACAATTTAATCATTCTCTAAAGGAATTAACA